CGGTGTACTTGCCGGTTTCGGTGGTGGTGCCGATCAGGTTGCTGGTGGTCTCGGCGTCGGTCGCGCCCTTGGCCACACGCACCACGACGGTCGCAGGCTGGGTCTGGTCGGCGATGGCCTGCAGGCTGGCGGCCAGCGTTCCGGTGTCGCCGGCCTTGCCGATGGCGCCTTGTACGCTGGTCAGTAGGACAGGCGTGTCGAGGGGGAACATAGCCGGATCGGCGTCGTCTGCGGTGCAGACCAGGCCGACCACGGCGGTGGAGACGGTGCGGATTGGGCGGGTGCCCTCGTTGATTTCGAGGACCCGGACGCCGTGATGGTATTCGTCGGCCATGGTAGGTGCCTGTGCAGTGGGGTGACACTGCACAGGCTGCCGCGCGCGCGCGGGATCAGCGAGGGGCTGGGCTTGTAAGAGGGCATACTACAAACGGCGCGGCGATTACTGCAGGCCTTGGCTGGCCAGCCAGGGCGGGGCTGCCGGTCGATGAGCCTGCAGTGGAAACTCCTTGGACTCTGGCCATGTACGTAGTGCTCGTCGATACACCTGCAGCTCGGCGTATTCGACGCTAGTCAGCGTTGTGTCTTCGCCCTCCTCAAGCTCGTCGCGGTGACGGACGACCAGGCTGTCAGTCACGGACAACTGCTCGTCACGCCAACCTCGCTCAATTGCGGCGAACCAGCCGGGAGACTCCGAGGGCTCCCTGAGCACCGGATAGCCCTGATCGTTCGCAACCAGCCACTTACCCTGCGCCTGCCCCTCCTGCAGCGCCGCGTATTCCTCGTCACTGACCGCTACGGCTCCATCGGGGATAAACCCATGGAACACGAGACTGTAAAAGCCGCCGTCTGCCGCACAGAAGTAATTCATATGCCTCCTTAGAAACCCTTGGCCCGCCAGAAGTGCTGGGAAGCGCTGCTGCTGCCTGAATGGGAATAGTTGAACCCTGTTTTCGTGAAAGCCCCAACCTGGACTGGTCCTCCACGGGTCGCGGGCGCTTGCGTTCCGGCGTCGACATAGGTCATCTGCACATTGAGGCAAGCAGTGGGAAATGCCTGAGGGAATGTGATTGGCATCACCACTCCAGGCGCTGCACCACCGGTCAATCCCCACATTTCTATGTCGCCGTTAGGCAGCTTGGAATAGCCAGTGACAGCGAGAGAGGCCGCAAACAACGGCGATGTGCGAAGCGGCTCAGTACCGAAGTGGCAGCGCCAGACGTTCATTTCCCGGATCGCGATAAAATCACCACCGGCGGCGAGGGTGTACGGCACAGCTACCCCCAGGTTATTCATCGCCAACTGATCGCTGGCGACTACAGTCACGCGCGCCGTGGTCGCGACCGGCCCCGCCGAAATCAACACAGCAGCACCTAAGGGCACTGTCGAGGTGTCTGGCAATGTCACCGTGGTGTTGGCGGCCAGCTCAATACGCTTGCCCAGGTCTGCGACCGTCAGCGCTCGACTGGTGGCAATGCTGAGTGAGCCGGAGAAACTACCCAGCGCGCGCTGCACAAATTCGGTGGTCGCCAGTTGGCGGCTGCTGTCGAACTGCGGCAGGGTCGGCCGGTCCACAAAGCCAAGGGCCGCGCTGCCGCCGATCAGCGCCCAGTTCCCTCCGGCCCGCGCCAGTATCGCGGTGTCACCCATGTTCAACGTCAGTGACGTAACAAGGCCGGCCCCAGGATCAATGACATCGCCACCCTGTACCGCTACCGTCTGGGTACCCGACGTGCCGGAGTGCTGAATTGCAAACGTGGCGCCTTCCACGAGAGTGGAGATAAGTGGCAGTGTTAGTGTGTAGCCGGTGCCCGCCATGCGGATTATCTTGCCGGCGTCTGTCTTGGTCAGCGTAACGTTCGCGCCATAGGTCGTCGCACCCGAAAAGCTGCCCAGTGCGCGCTGCACAAACTCGGTGGTGGCCAAACTGCGCCCGCTATCGAATTGTGGCTGAGTGCTCCAGCTCGCTTCCTGCATGACAGCTGCGTACCTCAGCAGCACCGAGCCGCCAATGAGATACCAAAGGTTGGTGCCATTGCGGATGAACTCGGCGGTGTCTCCCTGACCCATTGCGATATTGCCCGGCGCGTTGATCGCGCCAATCGTGTCGCCGCTCGCCGCAGTTACCGTGAGCGAGCCCTGAGAACAGAGCAGCTTGACGATCCCCCCCGGCTTGATCTGCGCGCCAGTGGGCAGTGTTGCGGTCATGGGCGTGGTTGGGTGACCGAACGCTACTAGCCTGCCGCACTCCGCCTGCGTCAGCGAGGCCGAGGCCGAAAAGTTCGTATAGCCGCCGTATTCCACGCCCATGCGCTTCAGAAAAGCCGTGTTGACCAGCAACTGAGAGCTATCGAACTGAGGGGGTGTCGGCGTCGTTGGCTGGCCGGTGAACGCTGGTGACAGCAGCCGGGCAAAGCCGTCGGTAACGTCGCGGAATACCAGTGCAGTGGTGCCCAGGACAATAGGCGCGTCGGTGATCAGTTGCCAAATGGTATCGGCGAGCGTTGCTCCCTGCTCGACAGCGACTATGAGCCCCGGCGTCACCTCAGTACTTGCATCGGCATCCGAGGATCGCGACCAGGGGCCAACAGCAGCGGTATATAGGCCATTGTCTTTCGCGGCGGCTTGGTTCTTCACCAGTACCCGGTCGCCAGCCAACAGCAATACCCCGTCGACAGTTTGCAGGCCGGTCAGCGTGATATTGGCCGTGGTAGCTACCCGCACGGACTGCTTGTTGTCGAGCTTGTTGATTTCCTCGGTGATGCGGCTGTCGACGTATTCGCGGGTGGCCAGGACGACGGAAGGATCAATCTTCAGTTCGACATTGGAAGAGCTGCTGACAAGGAGATTCATGCGTACAACCTGGGTACGCCCCGATCCTTGGTTCAGCAGGGGCTTATAAGTTGGCGGGCAGTTAGCCACCGCAACCATGTCGCCATCAGCGTCGTATAGCGCGATTTCCCTGATCCACTTTCCACCAACCTCTGCAGGGATGACCTGCTCGGCCACGATGATGGCGTTGTTCTTGTCGTCGACCTTGAGCTGGTTCAGCGGTGCGCGGCGCCACTCGTTGATCAGGCGTGTCTGAGTGGCATTTGGGGTGGGCTCAGTGCCGTTGGCATCGCCGACACCAAGCTGGGTAATCCGCCAGGGGATACCCAGTGCATCCGCGTTTGCCTGTTTCGCCGCTCCCACGTTGGTGAGGATGGCGTAGAACTGCGTGTTTTGGTCAGCCATGTGCAATGTCCATTGTGTCTATCGTGTGATCTCGACCACCACGACCAATCGAGCCGGTGACCTCGATGTCGCGTGGGGCAGGGGGGAAAATGTCCAGTTCGTCACCGTCGTAAAAGCCGCTGGCGATCTGGAGCGAGCCGCTTGCCTCAAGGCTTATGGCAAGGCCGGTCAGGTGCCGGGTGAGCGGTTTCGCGTCGTCGATCAGCCGGGTCAACTCTTGGTAGGTCTCGTCGCTGATGCCCTCGTCGTTCACACCGACCTTGATTGCGAAGGTGCCGGGCACGCCATAGGGCTCGGTTTGAAACCACTCCACGACCTCGATCAAATAGCCCAGTGGCTCAACCACACGGCGCAGGGCACCGATGGTGCCCTTGCGGGAGTGGACGAAGTACGACGAGCGGATCGCCCGGCGCTTGACGGCCTCCGACCAGTTGCTGTCCCAGCGATCAATGGAAAACGCCCAGGCCAAGAAGGGCAGCAGCGCCACGGGGCAGCGCTCAGGGTTGATCAGGTCGCGGATCGGCACCGGTACACGCTCAATCTGGGCCAAGGCTTCAGCCGCCTGGCGTTCCAGTGGTGTGGCGTTACCGGGGAGCAGCCTCATGGCTCGCTTCCCTGGACAAGGACAATGGAGGTGCAGAACGGGGCTTGGCTGAGGCTGGCGTTGATATCCGACCATGCCTCAAGCTCGACCTTGCGCACGCCTTCGACGTGCAGGGCTGCGTGGATGGCGGACTCCGAGACCTGCATGCCCAGCCGACGGCGTTGGTGGACAAAGGCCTCCAGTTGCTGTTCGGCGGCGTCCATGATGGGCTCGGCTTCAGGGCCGAGCGTTTTCAGGAACAGCTTCGCCTTGACCTGGTACGGGATGACTTGGGCGCCTTGAACGGTCAAGCGGTCGGCCACGGGGCGACGATCCTCGTCGTTCAGGTAGCTACGCACCGTGGCGAGCAGAGCTTCGCTGGCAGTACCGTCCCCTTGTGCGGCCTGCACGGTGACGACTGCCACAGCCGGTGACGGGCTGTCCGCCGTGGCGTCCGCGACCCTGCCGTCAGCGGCGCGGGCGTGGAAGATGTAGGCATTACGCGGCCCGGCGGTGCTCAGGCCCTCGAAAGCCATCTGCGCACGCTCCCGCAGCGCGTCGTCGCTCTCCAGCACTTGCGGCACAGGGGGCACGGCTTGTGGCTGGGCTGCCTGGATGACCAGGCGTTTGACGTTGAAGTTGCCGGCGACCTGGTCCAGGTCGTTGCCGCCGGCCGAGCTGAGCATCACTGCGAGCGAGGCCTCGTTGACCCGCTGCCGCAGGATCATTTCCCGGTAGGCGTTCTCCTGCAGCAGCTTGGTTATCGGTTCCGACTCCAGATCCAAGCGCGCGGCAATCTCGGCCTGTTCATCCGCAGGCCAGAGGCTGACGGCATAGGCCTTGCGCTCGGCGAGGATCTGCTCGAAGTCGATCTGCTCCACCACCTGCGGGGCGGGCAACTGGCTGAGGTCGATGGGCAGGAAAGTATTCATGCACTACCCCCCAGCTGCAGCGGTGTGCGGATGTTGAAGGGTTCGTTGGTGTCGACCAGGACGCCGGTCAGGTTCAGTTCAGCGCGGCCGCTGAGGTCGCCGACCACCAGCTCGACCTGCGCCAGGCTAATCCGCGGCTCCCAGCGCATCAGCGCCATGGCGGTCGCGGCGTACAGGCGCAGGCGGGTGGCGGGGTTGAGGGGCTGGTCGACCAACTCGGGCAGCAGGCTGCCGTACTCGCGGCGCTCCACGCGGGTGCCCTGGCGAGTGGTGAGGATGTCTTCGATGGACTGGGCGATGTGTTCTAGCCTGCCCAGGGCCGAACCGTTGTGCCTGTTCATTGTGGTGGGTCCGTCAGGCTGCCGCCTCGCATCACCCCGCCATGAAGGTGTTCGACGAGGCTGATGCCGGCTGCAACGACGTCGATGGAAACCGTAACGGTGCCGGTGACGTTCTGGTTGCCGGTCTGGGTGTAGTCGCCCTCGTGGGTGATCGGGCCGACGATGTGAATGCCGCCCGTGCTGGTCAGGCTGGTGGTGCCGCCATCGGGCAGAATCGCACTGAGGTGGTGCATAACACTGTCGTACTCGATCACTGCGCCGTCGCGGTAAGTGCGGCGGTGCAGCCCTGGACGGTCGCCGTTCGCGGGAATGGAGTCGCTGAACAGACCAGTGAAAACGACGCCGTTGGCCATTTGCCCGCTGGGAGAGAGCAGCAGAACCTGTTCATTCACGGTGGGCGGGTCCCATTCCTGGTCTGCGCCGGCACGCCACGCCATCCAGGGCAACCAGGTCGTCAGGTTGCCGCCGGTTTGCACCTTCACGCGGGGCGGCTTGTGCTGCACCTCGGCGATGGTGCCAAAGCGGATCAGGTTTTCCAGTAGGCGGTTGAGGTCGGCGATATTCATGCTGGCGATGGTCGCGCCACGCGCGCGCGAGTGCATTCGCGTGGGCTTGTAGGGGAGGGCGTTACAGGGTCAGGTGAGCCAACAGCGTGTCGCGGAGCTGGTCAATCTCGGCGTCAGTGAAACCCAGCAACTCCCGCTGTTCGTACTGAACGACCGCACCGCCACGGGCCACACGATCTTTCAGCCCCTTTTGGTGAACATTGGCGATCCTGGCAATTCGACCGGCGAAGCCCACCGACGCACCGGCGGCGTCCCCTTGGGCCTTCAGGTAGGTGGCGGTGCGCATCTTCTGGAACATCTTGACCTTGCGCCGGACACGGCCTTTCTTGCCTCGTAGCTGCCGAGGTTTGCGCGGGGCGTAGGGCGATCCATCCGGGTTGCACTGGGCAATGACGCGCTGTTGCTGGCTACGGCGCAGGTCCTTGGCGACGGTCCTCGCCAGCTTGGTTCGAGCGGCTGGCTCTACGCGCTGTAGGAGTGGGCCGACCCAGTGTTCCAAGGCTTCGAGGTCAGACATGGTGTGGACGCTTCAGCTGAGGCGAAGCCAGGGCCATACCATCTGGCGCGGCGGGCGGTTGCCAGGAGGCAAGCGGCTCGCCGTTGGCATAGAGGGTGACCTCGCCCTGATCCTCGTAGGGTTCGTACTGCGGCTCGCCGGGGTGGGTCACGTCGAAGCCGCCGCCGTCCAGGCGCTTTACCACTACCCGCTCTGTCAGCGGCAGGGTGAGGCTGAGATCGACCTTGCTCCGGTCGAGGAGATCGGCTTCGAAGACCAGGCCATCGGCCGACTTGTCCAGGTTGGTCAGCAGCTCGGACTGGTTGACCCGCAGCCAGCCAAGGATCGGCAGCATCACGCTGTCCGGGTGGCCGGCGAAGTCGGTCAGGATGATCTGCAGGGTGTAGGCGTACTCGAACGACAGGCTGGCGGCTGCGGTGCAGCGGACCTTGCCGCTGTCGATAAACATCAGCAGCCGTTCAGGGTTGCGAGCGAGGCCGGGGACGGCGGCGAGCAGGTGCTCGCGCAGGCTATCGGGCTTGTTCATGGGTCACCTGGTGCTGATAGACGCGGTCGACCTGGGCGGCGCACTCGGCCCAGGCCAGTTCGGTGCGTTCCTGGTCAGTGAGCAACTGGCCGTTGCGCTTCGGTGCCGTCGCCGGCAGCTGGCACGGGACGACTACCGGACAGCCACTGACGATAAGCGTCGGCGCCGGTGAGGGCGGGGCGCTCGCGCAGCCGGCGAGCAGCGTCAGGCAGAGGCTGGTCAGACCATTCGCGAAGTTGCTGGTTTTCATGCTTGAGGGCCTCGATCACGCGCTCGCGCTGGGCAAGGCCTTGGCGCAACTCACCTTGAAGGGCAAGCAGCTTGGCCTGGCTGTCACGTTCGCTCGCCAGTTCGGATTTCAGTTGGTTGGCCGTCGCCAGGTTCTGGTCGCGGTCTTGCTGCGTGCGTTCGAGCTGGTCTGCCAGCCGCTTGCCGGCATCCTTGGCGGTGGTCACCTGGTGCTGCTGGTCCCAACCCCACAGCGCAGCGGCGCCGGCCGCCAGTAGGGCGAGAGCAAACAAGCCGCTGCGCAGATCCATCAGGCCACCGCCAGTGCACGGTCCTGGTGCCGCTCGAAGGCGCGCTCCAGCTTCACGTCGTACAGGTTGCGCTTGTAGTCGGCGCCGTTGTACAGCTCGGCGACCTTGGCCCATTTCAGGGCCTTCAGGGCCTTATGCAGGGTGGGGTCGGTCTCGATGAAGCGGACGAAGGCCTCCAGGTGTTCGGGCTCGCTGCGCGCCATGTGATCAACGAAGTCCTGCACGTTGGCATAGCCCAGCCGCTCCCAGTGAAATCCCATGATCTGGAAGGCGCCCCAGCTGGCCGACTCCAGAGCGGCGGTGTCATCGAGCTGGCGGGCCTGGGCCAGGCGCTGATGCTCGGCGGTACCGCCGATGTAGCCGCCGGGCTTCGGGTTGACCAGGGCAGGGTTCAGACGCGCGAGTTCGACGGCGCGAGGCCCCTTCAGGCGCTTGTACATGACATGGCGCTCGAACAGGATCACAGGCTTGCCGTTGTCCAGGAATCCGCGCCCCTTCGACTCGACCTCGTTCAGCGCGTAGATGGCCGCCACCGGTACGCCCAGGCGTTCGGAGGCCTTCACCAGGTCGGCGTGCTTCAGCAGTTTCTGGGTGTCGGCTCCCTGCAGGCTGGCCAGGGTCTTGGGACCCGCCACTCCGTCGGAGACCAGGCCCGTCTTGAGCTGGTAGGCGCGGACGGCGGCCTCGGTGGCGTCACCGTAGATCCCGTCGGCAGACAGCTTGGCGCCGTGGTCGTTGAGCTTGCGTTGCAGGTCGCGCACCGCCTGGGAGCGGTCGCCGTGGCGAAGGGTCATAGGGTCCTCTCCTTACGGGTGAAGGTTTTCTTCGCGGCCGCCCGGACGAATTCAATGCCCAGCAGGCCGATCAGGCCGCCGAAGAAGGGTGCGGCGGTGAGTGGGATGCCGATCAGCGACAGCCCGTGGCTGGCCGAGAGGGCGACGAACCCGCACAGCGGCGCTTCGATGACCAGTTGGCGGATCTTCCCGCCGCCGTAGATCACCCGCAGCGCGGCGATGAGGGCCGCCAGTAGCCCGGCATACAGGCCGGGCCAGTTGTGTTCGAGCCAGGAGGCCAAGAAGGCCCAGGTTTCGGGACGGTCAGGCATGTTGGTCCTTCCTTGGTTGGGTGGTCGCGCGGGTCAGTCCCATAGGTTCACCATCGGTCGTTCAGGGGCTGCCGTCTGGAGTTCGGGCAGGGTGACCAGCAGGCCGGCCGGGAGCACGGTGCCGTGGTCGGCCAGGCCAGGGTTGGCATCGAGCACGGCCTCGACCACGCCGGCTGTGCGGCCGTAGTGCCGCCAGCACAGGGCATCAACGGTGTCGTGCTGCTGGGTGCGGCGCTGCTCGGCCATCACAGCAGCTCCACGGTGGTGCGTGGGGTGCCCAGGAAGTCCCGGACGGCCCAGCGCTGGTCGCGGCGGTAGTCGTCGATGGTCGGCATGGTTTCGTCGGCGTTCTTGTTGCCGCTGCCACTGCTGTCGTAGCCGCGGTACCGCTCGCACACTTCGGCGCCGGCCGCACACTCGACGGCGCGCAGGTACAGGTACACCTGTTGGGATTGGCCATTGATCTGCGCACTGGGCACGTCGGCCAGCGTCTCGGCGCCATTGGCCTGGGCTTTGGTGCGCCAGTCGACCAGGTCGCGGTTCACGGCGATCACGGCGGCGATCACGGCAGTCTCGAGCCGGGCCGGGGTGACGCTGGAGTCGATGCGCAGGATCTCGCGGATCTGGTCCAGGTCAATCGATGGCCAGAAGGCGTCGCTGTTGATGTGACCGCCGGGTACGGTACCGCCGGGGATGAATCCGCTCATGGTCGCCTGCTCTGGAATAGGTCGGCGGTGGTCGGGGCTTCACAGCTTGGCCAAGGAGAAAGCCGCTGATCCGTCCCGAGCCGCCGGGTTGCGTGGGACGCTCAGTTAGCCGGCGTTGCCGGTGAGTTTCTTGAGGAGGCGCTCAGCCAGCTCCAGGTTTTTCTTGCCGCCGCAGCTGTCGTGCAGCTCGATGGCGCGGCGCAGCAGATCAACACCTGCCTGGATCTGGCCTGGCTGGCCAGGGTTGTCTTCGTCCAGGTCGGTGAGGGTGGCCTTGCCGAGGGCCAGCATCAGCTTGGCGCGGGCCTCGTCGGGCATGTCCTCTTCGGCAGTCAGCTCGGCGGTGCGGGTCAGGACTTCGATGGGGAAGGTCTCGCCGGTCTTCTGCGCCTTGAGCGCAGCTTCGGCGATCTCTTCGGCCACGATGCAGCCGGTGGAGCGCTCGAAGCGGTCGGGCATCTTCAACCCGTGCCGCAGCACGTAGGCCGCAACGTCGAGGCCACCCACCCAGTCGCCCGCGTCGAAGCGCCAGATCATCACGGTGGTCAGCACGTCGTCCTGGGCGCCATGGCCGGCCTCGATCACGCCCGCGACATAGGGCTCGTAGGCGGGCAGCAGCTCGACCTTGAGCTTGCCTTTGATTTCTCGTGACTGGATGGCGGACAGCCGCAGGCGGTCCTGGTGGAGCTGGGCGAGGTGCAACTCGTATTGGGTGGCCCCTTCCATGGTCTGGTCAGGTGCGGTAGCCGCCGCGGCCTGGGCCGCGGTGACACGCTGGAAGTGGCGTCGGCAGGGATTGGTCATGGCGGTGTCCCTCACGCGATCTCGATGTTTTCGGCGAACGCGGCGCAGCCCAGGTCCTCGATGACGTAGGCCTCGTTGACCGACTCGAAGTTCTCGATGCGGTCGCGGGCGGCGTTGTCGACGACGGTCTTGCGGCGGCTGCCTTCCTGCCAGTAGTACGACAGGTTGTCCAGGCGGGTGACGAACAGGCCATTGGCCGGGAAGTGCGGGACACGCACGGCCGGCAGGTTGCCGATGCGCTTCTGGCTGGTGACGATGTCGGCCGCCAGCATTTCGGTCG